CAACGTAGGCATTGTGTCACCTAGCGTGTTGGCAACTGGCTTTACGAGTTGGGCAGCAGGCAGATGTGTCAATGTGCTTGAGGAGATTCGGATGGTTGGTCATAACCGCCACGATGTGCTGAATACCATAAAGCCATACATCACCAATGATCAGGTCACAATACACCCTAAAGGTATCAACGAGTATGTGGCACCAAACACAGTCAACTACATTGCATTCACAAACCACCACGATGCCCTTCCACTTGAGAACACAGACCGTCGATGGTGGGTTCAATTCACACCTTTTAACGACCAACACGAGTTGCTCAAAGTAGCTGATTCGGACTACTTCAGCAACTTGTTTAACGCCATTCGTGATCATTCACCTGGACTTAGGAGGTGGTTGCTTGAGTACCAACTCAGCCCATTGTTCAATCCAAAAGGCCAAGCACCATCATCTTTGGCTAAAGACCAGATGGTCAGTTTAAACATAAGTGAGGATTTTGGTGTTGTAAAAGAATTGCTATCAGAAGGTGGGTTTGGCTTCAATGATCAAATATTGTCTAGCCGCCACTTCACAACAGCGCTAAGTTTTGTTGAAAATATTGAGGTACCAAAGACCATTTTGTTGAACAAAATCTTCATGAAACTTGGCTATTCTGCGCTTGGACACCCTGTTAAATGGGAAGGAAAGGCTTGCACAATCTGGCTAAAAGGTTCGTATTTGAAAACGTTTAAAGGAATGGAAAAATCTGAAGTGAACGAACAAATTAGAAATTTATTGGAAAAAACGCAAGGTAAAGACCTTTTAAGCTAAATGTCCCGAACTAAAGCCATCTCGAACCTCAATTCGAACCTAAATTCGAACTAGCTTAAGTTATTGATTTTTATACATATTCTACTTAAAAGGTTCGAAGTTCGAAATAATACTATAATGTTGGCAGCCGGCAGGAATGTATATATGAACAAAAAATAGTATATATATCTGCCGGTGGGGATGGACTTCAATAAACCTCGAACCTCGAACCTCGAACCTGGAAATTTAGTGACGGAAAATAAATGGTTGTATACAAACAAGTTAAGTTTAAGTCAGAGTCTAGCGAGCAAACGACTCTAGTTGCCAGGGTGCGCAACTTCCATCCTGACCTGGTTTTTATGAGCATTCCAAACGGAGGCAAGAGGGATCCACGAGTAGCTGCGCAGATGAAGCGTGAAGGCGTTTTGGCCGGAGTGCCTGATCTCTTCCTAGCAGAACCGAGGCGTGGGGCTCACGGTTTATTCATCGAGATGAAAAAGGTTGGTGGTCGAACAAGCAACAATCAGGATTCGATCATCGACAAGTTGAAAGAAAAAGGGTATTGTGTGGTAGTATGCGAAGGCGCAGATGCGGCTTACAGTGAGTTTCTGCGGTATGTCTATGGTGATCAACCTCCTGCGTGGCTTAAGCGCTTTGTGGATCATCCTGGCAAGACCACGGTGCCAATTAAAAATAAATAGAGTACAATCTGTAGAAGACAATCTGACCGAAAGGGTTGATTATGCAATTACGAACCCCTGCTCCAAAGCGAACCGGCGGCGCATTGCCCGGATCGAACAATGGCGGCGGTGCTAAACCTGGCAGTGTACGACCGGTTGGTTCTGGCCGACAACCTGGCACTCCTAACAAAGTAACGCTGACCGCAAAGTTGGCGATTGCTGAGTTTGTCGACGGCAATGCACATCGATTGACCGGCTGGCTTGATGCCGTGGCTGAAGGCACTCCAATGCTTGATCTTGATGGCAAACAAATTTACGATCAAGACGGCAACAAAGTCTACGTGACTCGACCAAACCCTGAACGTGCGTTTAATCTGTTCCAAAGCGTGGTCGAGTACCATGTGCCTAAGCTGGCTCGCAGTGAGATCAGCGGACCAAATGGCAGTGCAATACCGATTGCTGCGGTCGATCTAAAGGGCCTGAGTGATGTAGATCTTGACACAATGCAAAGATTGATGAGCAAAGCAGCAGGCCAATGAACGCACCACTCAGCCCGGTTGCAATGCTTGACATGATCAAGCATGAGCAAGACCGTCGAAAGGCTGAGGGTTGTTTGTATGACTTTGTCAAGCAGAGCTGGCATGTGGTAGAACCAGGTATACCGTTTGTACCGTCATGGCACATCCAGGAGATCTGCGAACACCTTGAAGCTATCTCATGCGGCGACATTCGGCGGCTGCTCATTAACATACCTCCGCGTCACTCCAAGTCGACCATCGTCAGCGTCATGTGGCCGATGTGGGAATGGTTGACCACACCGGAGCAAAAATTTTTATGCGCAAGTTATGCTGGCAACTTAAGCATCCGTGATAACTTAAAAGCACGGCGCTTAGTGCAGTCTCCTTGGTATCAAGAGCGTTGGGGCAGCATGTTTGAACTGTCCGGCGACCAGAACGCCAAGCAGCGCTTTGAGAACTCTAAGACAGGCTACCGCATAGCCACATCGCCTGGTGGTACAGCTACAGGTGAAGGCGGTTCTCGCTTGGTCCTTGACGATCCGCATGGAGCACAAGAAGCCCAGTCAGACGCCATGCGTGAGAGCACATTGGACTGGTTTGACATGGTCTGGTCAACACGACTTAATAACCCCAAGACAGATGCAATGGTGGTTGTGATGCAGCGATTGCACGAGCGTGACATCAGCGGCCACATACTCGATGACATCAAAGGCTGGGAGCACATCTGCATCCCTGCCGAATGGGATGGCAAAGCACGCAAGACTGTACTCGGTCCATACGATCCACGCACAAAGAAAGGTGAACTCATCTGTCCTGAACGCTTTGGGCCGGTTGAGATCACTGCCTTAAAGCAGCTACTCGGTTCATACGGTACAAGCGGTCAACTGCAGCAAGATCCTGTGCCAAGCACCGGAGGCCTGCTCAAGACATCCTTCTTCCAGCAATGGCCACACAATGAACGGCTGCCGCAGTACGAGTACATACTGCAAAGCTATGATTGTGCATTCACGGAAAAAACTTCTGGCGACCCAACGGCATGCACAGTTTGGGGTGTATTCACTCACAAGACAGAGCGACACTGCATGTTGCTCGATGCCTGGGACGAGCACTTGAGCTACCCGGACTTGAGAGCAAAGGCGGTCAAAGACTGGACGACTGAGTATGGTGGCGACAACAATAACTGGGCCGGCATGCCCACTCGGGCTCGACGGCCTGACCGCATCTTGGTTGAGGCCAAAGCCAGCGGACAGTCGCTGCTTCAAGACTTGCGTTTAGCCAGAGTGCCTGCAGTAGGGTATAATCCGGGAAACGCCGACAAAGTAAGCCGTGCTCATCAAGCAGCACCCACCTTGGAGCTTGGACTATTGTGGATACCCGAGTCAAAGCGCAACCCTGGACAGCCTGTCAGCTGGGCAGCGGCGTTCATCAAACAACTTACCAAGTTTCCATTGGCTGAGCATGATGACTATGTTGACACATTCACGCAAGCCATCATCTACCTCAAGGATGATGGCTGGTTTGAGCTGCCGCAAGCCAAAGACGTTGATGAACCTAGGCCAAAAGGCCGAGACAAAGTCAATCCTTACGCAGCTTAGTTAAAATGCCTGGCTTGTCTTTATTCAAATCCATACTGGCACGCAAAGCGCCGGCACAAGCTGAAACAATATTGTCAGCATTGCGCCGCACTGCCCAAACCGGCAATGAAACAAGCGTGGTAGGCTCAAGTCTTCGAGTGCATCCAGCATTTCGCAGTCGCGTTGTTGAAGGAACCCCCGATACAGTTACACCGGACATTAACGATACTATTCGAGCGCGTTTTAGTGGGCAACCTATTGCCGATTTTCACACTCATCCTGGCGTCACACCTTTTTCTGTGCGGCCAAGTCAAGCTGATTTAGAAGGATTTTCTACCGTTAAGCCTGCTGAATATTGGTGGAACGACTCGCGCTTTAAATCCGGTGAAAATTTACCTGAACTGCGATTGATGATTGCAACGCCTAATTCTGGTTATCCTTTTCCAAGACCGCTCATCTATCCCGATGTAAGAACAGCAAGCATGTACTTTGGCACCGGTGATCCGGCGGTTACACTCAGCCCTACAGCTTATGAAAGCGCTCGATATGAACTTCAACGCGCCTTGTCAAAGGGCAGACTAGGTGACTACATGTCAAACCCATCCATTCGGGCTGCTGTGGAAGAAGGATTAGACATGGCTGACATGGTTGGTGATATGTCCCCGCTTGCTATGATGCGTCACTATGATGTCAACCGAGGCCTTGGAAAATCTGAAATCAATCTAGGTGATGTTCCTTTAGATGCTGGAAGCGGCTTAGTGGATACTGATTTGTTTGAATTCTTTACGCCCAAAATGCTAGAACTTCTAAAAGGCAAAAAGCTAGCCGCCGGAGGTTTAGTCATGGGAACTGCAGGGTAAACCAAAATGCCTCAATACGATTTGTCTGAGCCTTACATAGGTTATCGTTCCGCTGGTCGCAGGCCAGAAGCCAACAATGACAGAACCGCTTCCGCCAACGCCCCACTATCCGCACTGCGCGGCTGGGCTGCAGGCACAGCAGGTTTACCAGGAGACATTGAGGGCTTAGCCCGTGCAGGCATCTCCCAACTGCCGCCACAACTACTGACCACCTTTCCTGCGTTGCGTGCATTTGGGATTGGCAGCCGTGCAGACCCTACGCCGCAGTTACCAACCACTGAGTTCTACAATGAATACTTGCCGGGTGCTCAGCTAAACGCAACACCTATTGGCCAAGCATTTACCACCGCAGGTAACTTGCTTGGCGGCTCTGGCTCTACAACACTTGCTAGGTATGGTATTAAAAGTGCAAAGGCAACAGGCCAAGCACTAGGACCCACAGCTGTGCAAATAGGTGAAGACTATTTGCAGCGGCAAGGGTTGATGCCTGGTGTCATCAAAATGCCTGGCGGTAACTTTCTGTCGGGTTCAGTAGAGGATGCTGTTAGGCCGATGAAAGAACGTCAAACTCCTTCACTTGCAACTAGCCAAGAAGAAGCTGACGACTTAATTGCAAGAGGTTTTGTTAGAGACAAGTCAGGAGGTGATGGTTACTACGTGCAACCCACTCCAATCAACAACTTTATTGACAAGAAAATTGTCCCGTACATCAAAAATGAGATGGCCACACCGGGTGACCCGTTGCGTGCAATGGCCGAAAAGTATGCCGTGGACAAACCAGTTAAGCTAGCTGAGGTGCAAGGCCGTATTGATGCCTTTGCCGCCAAGATGGAACAGACGGCTAGGGAACGTGGAGTACCGGTTGGGGATCTGACTTCTATGCGCCAGCAGATGATTGGCTTGGAGAAAGAGAAGGCATTGGTGGAGGCTAGACAAGCGCTTCATACCTATAATCCAGAAGATGCGCTGTATAATGATTGGTTGCCAGAGCAAACTGCGATAGCACGAATGAAAACGGGTTTTCCAGTGCATGGAGTAGGTGTTTCACCCGCCGCTAGAGCATGGGAGAATGCATCTGACTTTGCCCTAAATGCATCCACTGCAAGTGAACATACTCGCCCGTTAACAGCTTCTGAAATTCGCCGGGGTCTGGGCTCCACTGTTGATACTGATCCGTGGCTGCTCAAAGTGCCCCCAGAAACCCCTATTTATTATCCTGAAAGAGGTTTTACTCAAGACCTTGGCTTCAATCACCTAGTTGACGAGCTCCGCAATGCCATCAACTCTGAATCTGGCTTGCCTAAAAACCTGCTCATTGACCCTGCCGACTTAAGCAAGCTCACTATGGCACAAGCAGTTGACCGTGTAGCTGACATCAATGCATGGCGTGCAACTCAGAAGGCTGAGGCTGATCTTTTAAAGGCCAACAATGCAGCCACGCAACTGGTTAAGGAGTATCCTGGGCAAGGCATGAAATGGGTGGAGTTAGCACTTCCAAAGGATCTTACTGGCGGCGTCACGCTTGAGCCTAAGGCCGGAGGGTTTGACATTGTCGGCCCTAATGGTGAGGACATTGGTTGGGCAAAGACAAAACAAGAGGCCATCCGCATCTCAGGTCAACAAAAACCCCTTGAAGACGCCCTCAAGTACGAAGGTGACACCATGGCCCACTGCGTTGGCGGGTACTGTCCAGACGTTATGGAGGGTAAATCTCGTATCTACTCCCTGCGTGATGACAAGGGCCAACCACATGTGACAATTGAGGTGAAGCCACAAAACACGCAAAGCTATTACTCCAACATGCCTCCTGATGACCGGACTAAACTACTCAATAATGCCATAGAGTATTACGCGCAAGCTCATCCGGAAGTGAGAAATCTTAGGCACCCCGCCCAAAGAATTGACATGATTGAAGAGTATTTGGCTTCGCAAGGGATAACTCCTCCAGAAAGAATAATTCAAATCAAAGGCTTCAATAACAAAAAACCTGCTGACGAGTTCTTGCCATTTGTGCAAGACTTTGTGAAGAGTGGCAAGTGGTCTCACGTTGATGAATTGGAGAATAGCGGCTTGATTGACACTCAAAACACCAACTCCGTGTTTCGCGCGCTTGTCAAAGTCTCCCCTGAGCGAAACATCAATCAGGGAATTGAAAACTTTAATGCCGCTGTTGAAACAGCGCCAAATGCACCGCGTTACATGAACATCGATGAGATGCGCGACTTTTTAAATGGTGCGACCAAACCCGAAGGCATGGCCCACGGCGGCTTAGTCTCATCAAACCACTTTGACCCAATTAAGATCAAACAGATCATTGCCAGCTTGGATGATGATTACGATCCTGAAAACATCCAGCAAATAATTGAGCAACATGAGAGTGCATATGCCTAAAAATACAGACCTGACTATTGAAGACGAAGACGAAATCGTTGAGGTAGATGATGACGAGTCAGACACCGAGGATACTGATGACGGCGGTGCAATGGTCAAACTCAAGAACGAGGACGACCAACGCCAAAAGCAAGCGCACTTTGCCAACATTGTTGACGAGGTTGACCAAGCCGACCTGCAAGATGCCGTCACAGACCTGCTAGACAAGGTTGCCAAGGACAAGGACGCTCGGCAAAAGCGAGACAAGTTGTACGAGGAAGGTTTGCGCCGTACTGGCTTAGGTGACGATGCACCTGGTGGTGCTCAGTTCACCGGCTCAACAAAGGTTGTCCACCCTATGCTGGTAGAAGCCTGCGTTGACTTCTCGTCACGAGTCATGAAGGAGATCTTCCCTCCAGGCGGTCCTGTTAAGAGCAAGATCCTAGGCGAGAAAGAGAAGGACAAGGTTGCCAAGGCCGAGCGCAAGACTGATTTTATGAACTGGCAGACTACTGAGCAGATGCCAGAGTTCAAGGGCGAACTAGAGCAACTCAGTACGCAACTGCCATTGGGCGGTGCTCAGTACCTCAAGCTGATGTGGAGTGCCCAATACCTACGCCCATGCGCTGAGTTCATCCCCATTGATGATGTATACCTGCCGTTTGCGGCCACTAACTTCTACTCTGCTGAGCGCAAGACCCACGTCCAGTACGTGACCAAGATGGAGTACCAACGTCGAGTCAAATGCGAGATGTACATTGACGTTGACCTAGGCTCACCAGAAGAGCCGGACTACAGCAAGGCATCAATTGCCAATGACAAAATTGAAGGGCGCAAGGACACCTCCTACAACGAAGACGGTCTGCGCACCATTTTTGAGATCTACACCCACCTAGACTTTGGTGATGGTGTTGAGCCTTACATCATCAGCATTGACAAGACCGGTAGCAAGGCCGTGGCGTTGTACCGCAACTGGGAACCTGAGGATCCTCGCCGTGTAGAGCTTGACTGGATTGTGGAGTTCCCATTTATTCCATGGCGTGGTGCTTACCCCATCGGCCTGACTCACATGATTGGTGGCCTGTCTGGTGCGGCCACAGGTGCCTTACGCGCCCTGCTGGACTCTGCCCATATTCAGAACATCCCCACGTTGCTCAAGCTAAAAGGTGGCCCTAGTGGCCAGACGCTTAACGTCCAACCCACTGAAGTTGTGGAGCTTGAAGGAGGTGCGCTGATTGATGACGTGCGCAAACTGGCCATGCCGCTACCGTTCAATGGGCCTAGCCCTGTGCTGTTCCAGCTGCTTGGCTTTGTGGTTGACGCCGGCAAGGGCGTTGTGCAGACCAGCTTTGAGAAGCTGAGCGATGCCAACCAAGCACAGCCGGTTGGCACCACGATGGCCTTGATTGAGCAGGGCATGGTGGTTTTCAGTAGCATACACTCGCGCATCCATAGCTCAATGAGCCGTGTGTTTAAGATCCTGCACCGGATCAACAGCGCCTATTTGACCATCGAAGACATTGAAGCGCAGGCATCTGGTTTGGATGTCAAGCCAGAGGACTTTGACGGCCCGATGGATGTGGTACCAGTAAGTGACCCGGCAATCTTCTCTGAGACACAACGCTTTGCCCAGACTCAGGCGCTCATGCAACGCTCGGCCACCATGCCGCAGATGTATGACCAGCGCAAAGTTGAGCAGATGTTTTTGCGCAGCTTGAAGATTAGCGCTGACGATGTACTGCAACCCGCCCCAGGCACCGAAGACGTTGACCCGGTAAGCGAAAACGTGGCCGCCACAATGGGAACCCATGTTTATGTCTTACCGCAGCAAGACCACATTGCTCACCTCAAAACACACTTGGCGTTTTTGAAGTCACCGCTGTTTGGCCAGAACCCGGCCATTGTCAAAACCTACATGTTCCCAATGGCCACTCACCTGCGCGACCACTTGCTAAACTACTACCTGACCGAGGCTCACGAGGCAGTAGATGTTGCGCAGAAGAAGGACTTGATTGAGAAAGAAGCAGAGCAGCAGGTCAAGGTAATTCTTAAAGTGCAGGAAATCATTGAGCAGCAGCTAAATGGCTTTGCCCAAGAGTTGGCTCAGATTGACCAAGTTGCTCAGCAGTTTAAGCCTCAACCGCCGATGCCGCCAGACAGCAGCATGCAGATAGCTCAACTTAATGCGCAGTTGCAAGGCCAAGCACTCCAGCAGCGCACGCAACTTGACCAAGCAAAAATGCAACAAGCCGCCCAAGCTGAGCAAGCAAAAATGCAGGCTGAGCAATCCAAGCTGCAACTGGATCAGGCCAAGCTACAACTTGAGCAAGCCAAAGTACAGCAAGACGCACAGCAAAATGCACAAAAGATGGCAGAGGATGCTCAGCAAACCATGCTCAAAGAGCAAGCAGAAAACGAACGCACAAAGGTTGAGCTACAAACCCGCTATCAAATGAACACAGACGACAACAACACCGCCCTGCGCCTAGCCGCAACCGAGCTAGCCACAGGCGAAAAGTTTGGCGTCTCCACAGGTACAGGCATCAATCCCGGCGCTTGACACATAGGAGAAAACGGAATGAATAATACCCCTGCAGTCCCAATGAATAACGGCGCTATTCCGCAACGGAAGCGTTTAGCAGCTGGAGAGCCTTGCGATGGCCAGACTTTGCCAGCACCACCCGCAATGCCAAAGACGCCTGCGTGAATATAGAGACAGTTTTGCTAAATCGGCTAAAAGCCGCGCAAGCAAGTTTTGCGCTTGAATCACTCAAGCGCCCCCAAAACCGCGATAGCTTTGAGTACGGCTATCGCGTGGGTGTCGTATCAGGTTACGACGCAGCGTTAGATGTACTTTTTACCATTTTGGAAGAGGAGAAAAACAGTGGCAATGACTTATGAGGACGCAATGGCAGAGGCTTTTCCGGCTGCAGAAGCCGGCATTCAGCCTTTTGGAAGCCGTGTTCTGGTACAAATTCGCAGTCCCAAACAACGCACCGCTTCGGGCATTATTTTAGATGTAGGCTCCCGAGACACTGAAAAGTGGAACACTCAGGTAGCTAAAGTCATCTCAATTGGCCCATTGGCATTTAAGAATCGCAACACAATGGCCAGTTGGCCAGAGGGTTCTTGGTGTGAGGAGGGTGAGTATGTGCGAGTTGCCAAGTATGGCGGCGATAGGTGGGAAGTTCCCATGTCAAATGGCGAATCCGCGCTGTTTGTAATCTTTAACGACTTGGACATCATCGGACGAGTTAACGTCGATCCCTTGTCCATTCGTGCATTCATCTGAAAGGAGATGAAAAATGGCTGAAACACTGAACGAGCAAGACGAGGACAAAAAGCCTTTAGAAGACATTGTCATTGTGGAAGACAAACCACCACAAGATGATGAAAATGATGATCAAATTAAGGCTGACGAAGACAGTGGCACTGACTCTGAGCGAGAAGCAATCCGTGAACGGCGTCGGCTAGAGAAGATTGAGCGTCGTGACCGCAAAGACAAAGCCATCACTCGCGACAAAACGGAACTAGACTTCCTGCGCAAGCGCAATGATGAGCTAGAACGTCGCATGGGGGCGCAGGAGTACCGTGCTCACCAATCTGACTTGCAAAACATTGATGCACACATCCGTCGTGCGCAAGAAGAGGCAGAATTGTCAGACCGAGTTATCGCCAAAGCTGTTGAGTCAAGCAACGGTGCTGACGTAGCGCAGGCGTTAAAGTACCGAGACCAGGCACTGGCCAAGCTCAATCAACTCAGTGCCATCAAAACGCAGGCCACTCAGGTTCAACCGAAGCCGCAACAGCAAGTTGATGAGGCTACCCTAAGCCATGCTCGGGAATTTATGGCTGAGAACCCGTGGTATGACATCAACGGGCGTGACGAGGACAGTGCTATTGTGCTGGCAATTGATCAATCGCTAAACAAAGACGGTTACGACTCCAAGTCTGACGAGTATTGGACAGAACTCAAACGTCGGGCCGCTCGCCGCCTGCCGGAGCGGTTTAAGACTGAAACACGGGTTGCACGGGGCGGCCCTGCAGTCGGTTCTGGCCGAGAACATGCACCAACCTCAACCCGGAACGAGGTTTACATCAATCCAGAGCGAAAACAAGCGCTGATTGAGGCCGGAGTGTGGGATGACCCCATTTTGCGCAAGAAATACGCTGCCCGTTACGCTGAATACGACCGCAATCAACGCAATCAAGCATAAAAACTTTATTTTTCTAAAAATTGAGGTATAATCCTCACTAATCGCTGAAAGGAGCGAGAATATGTCCGACGAACGCTTAAAGAAATCCGCTGGTGACAATCGCGAGCAACGCGCTGTGCAAGACCGCACGGCGACTGAAAATCGTGAACTGTCCGATGATGAGCGAGTTGAAATGTTCCGTCAACAGTTTTTCCAGTCCTCGTTACCTGACTTACCAAAGCTGCCCGGCTGGCATCCTTGCTGGCTAACAACGACGAACCCCCGTGATTCAATTCAGACACGTATCCGCTTGGGCTACCAGCCCATCAAGCCAGAAGATGTTCCTGGCTGGGAATACGCCACCCTTAAAACAGGTGATTGGGCTGGATTCATTGGGGTCAATGAGATGCTTGCGTTTAAGTTGCCCATGAGCCTGTATGAAAAATACATGCGCGAAGCCCATCACGATGCCCCTCTACGAGAAGAGGAAAAGCTCACCGATACGGCTGACTTTCTTGAGCAACAAGCACGATCATCTAAATCGAAGTTGACGCTGGGCGACGGTAATACAGAATTGGGACAAAAGCGGCAAGCTCAGTTTGATCTTGCTTGACAGACTTTTTAACCCCTTAGGAGAAAGCTAATGTCTTCGACTAGCGCACCCTTTGGTTTTAGGGCTAGTTTCCACAACAGTGGTCAAATTCGGCCTAAAGCCTATGTTATTGCAAGTGGCTATGCTGCCAACATCTTTCAGGGCGACCCTGTAAAGCTGGTGGACGCTGGCGTTGTTCAACTCGGCACCTCTGACGGCACTCGCTCGGGTACTGTTGCCGGTATTTTGCTGCTTGGCATTTTTGCTGGCTGCCAATACACCGATTCTTTGGGTAAACCCACCGTATCTGCGTACTGGCCTACCGGCACTTCGGCAACAGATATCACGGCATGGGTTTACGACGACCCGGAGACGTTGTTTGAGACGCAGTACACCAATCCGGGTACACCTGGCACTACGACAATGCAAACTGCCGTGGGTGAACAGATGGATTGGGTCGTAGCCTCACCGGGCGGCTCTACCGCAACAGGGTTGTCAAACACCCAAATCGGCGTTATTGAAGCTACTTCTGGTCAATTCCAGATGACCGGCTTTGGTGGCGAAATCAATGACTCCATAACAGACGCATATAACGTAGTTATTGTTCGCATCAACGAGCATATCTACAAAGCTGCTGTTAACTCAATCTAAGGAGGGCTGACAAATGGCTACCCCAATGAGAAGT